TAGTCGGCGCGTATGGCGTGAAGGAGAATGCCGACAGAGCCTTGAAGGAAGTACAGAAAGTCTATCCGGACGCCTTTATCAAAAGGACGGTGAAATCATCGTGAATGTTGTAACTTACGGCGGAACTCTTAACCGAGCAGAAATGGATATGATTACCGAGAAAGCGAAAGCGATCAAAGGCTGCGACCATGTAACAGTCACAGTCGATGGTGATTACCTTGAAGTAGATTATCATATAATACCTTTCGAGCGTATCAGACGCATCACAGGATATTTAGTCGGCACTGTTGACAGGTGGAACAATGCCAAACGTGCCGAACTCAAAGACCGCGTAAAGCACGGTATGTTTGATGAGGATGAGGCTTATGACGGAAAACACTGATAATTTACTTTATATCACATATGAAAGCGCTATGGCTCGTATGGAAAGAGCCAATAAGCGAAATTTTGTTATTATAATTATTCTTATACTCGCTCTGATCGCAACGAACGCAGGCTGGATCATCTATGAAAGCCAATTTGAAACAACTGAAACTTCCACATCTATCGAAGCAAAGCAGGATGGCGATGGTATCAACATTGTTGGGGGCGGTGATGTAAGTTATGGGTCAGACAGTGAGAATACGAACGAAAACACGGACACGAACCCGTAAGACAGGCGGTAATACTGGTTATCGCCAATGCAACGTGTGTCACGGTTCAGGGAAAATTAAAATCAAGAAAAAAGGATAAGTAAAAAAAGTGGGGACAACTGGTTGCAAACAGCTTTTCATACCTATACTATGAGATTACCCACTTTTATATTTTACTGTATAGGAGTTAATTATGTTTTGCGTTTACAGACATACAGCACCAGACGGTCGTGTATATATTGGTATTACAAGTCAAAAACCGCAAGCAAGATGGCAAGGCGGTAACGGATATAAAAGCAATTCATATTTTACAAGAGCAATTCAAAAATACGGATGGGAGAATTTCACACACAATATATTGTTTTGCGATTTATCAGAAAGTGAAGCTAAGCAAAAGGAAATTGAGTTAATTTCAGAATATAAAAGCAACATAAGAAAATATGGCTTTAACATTTCATCTGGAGGAGAGTCCAAAAAAGGCACAAAAATAAGTGATTGGCAAAAGAAAAGAATTAGTGAAGCATCCAAGGGACGTGTAGTATCTTTGGAAACACGAAAGAAATTATCTCAAACAACAAAAAATCACTGGAATGATATTGATTATCGTAATCATATGCGTGATATAAACACAGGCATCAACAATCCACAGTATGGCAAAGTGAGAACAGAAGAAGAAAGAAAAATCAGAGGGGCACAAACAGTTTTGCAATATGATATGAACAATAATTTTATTGCTGAATATATATCTATACGCTTTGCAAGTGAACAAACGGGTGTTTCAAGAGATGTAATATCTAAATGTTGCAAAGGGGTATTTAAACAAGGTAAAGGTTATATTTGGAAGTATAAGCCATGAAATACGATGATATACCAAATTCAACTATCATAAAACTGATCGATGAGTATATACATTCGCAGCGTGACAGAGATATACTCAAAGACAGATTCATAAACGGTTTGACCTTCAGCGAACTATCAGCCAAACATTATCTATCAGAACGACAAATCAAGCGCATCGTAGCTAAAGCAGATAAGATACTTCTCAAATTATGATATGAACCCTGCACGCTTAAGTCGGTACAGCTGCGGACCACGCAGGGTCTTTTAACAGGGCTGCTCCTGTGCCCTTGTGGGGTAGCTCTACAAATGCAGAGGTGGCGGAAATGGCAGTCGCGGATGACGTTTCATCTGACCGATATGTAGGTCATGCAGGTTCAAATCCTGCCCTCTGCACCAGCGGGGTGGTGGAGCAAATGTACGCATACCCAGTGTCGAAAGACAGGCTAAGTTGCGTGATGTGCAGTTTGCGGTCAACTTTAAACCGCCCATGCAGAGATGCGCCAATGGTAGAGCGGTCATAGTATAACGTTCACTGCTATGAATAATGTGTGGGTTCAAGTCCTGCTCTCTGCACCAGTCGTTCTTGGGCATACGAACGACCTCCTATATAATGACAAATCGGAAAGACGGTTGACAGCTGGACAGACAGCATTAAAAAACTGTGTAAAAATAATAGGAAGTAAAAACTACACGCTTTTAGTCAAATGAAAGTTATAGGCAAGTTAAGCAAAGCCCTATACATCGGGATTTGCGTTTGACTAAACTACTGTTTTGAAAGTGAGGGAAACTTGTAATGCGTACTTGGAAAGAAAAATTAACAAGTCGGAAGCTGTGGTTATCTATCGCGGCGTTCGTCACAATGATGATCGTGTACTGTACAGGGGACAGCGAAAAGGCTGAGAAAGTATCTGCTCTGATTATGGCAGGAGCAACGGTGATCGGTTATCTCGTTTCCGAGGGCTTGACCGATGCAGCGCATACGGAAGAGGGTAGTAAGAAAGATGAAGCAAACCATTGAGGAAATTATCCGTATAGATGCAGAAATAACCACCGATCAAGAGGCAAAACTTGTTCAGGCTTGGGTTGAGTATATGAAAGCTAAAATCAGATATGAGAAGATGGTTGATGCGTATATACACGGAAAGCCTGTTGAACGGTGTGAGGTAAGTTTTGAATAAAGACCAATTTGCCAACTCCGGCAAATTGGTTTAACGTAGAGGGCACTCACAGGCTCGCTGTGGCGTTCTATGTCGGGGGTAGTAACTTATACTACCCTATACCCTAAACGCTGTCAGACGAACGCGCAGCCCCCGAATTTGAGAAATAAATACCCGTTACACAAAGGCGGTGCGATTATGCCAAAACCAAAGACCCGTATCATCCTGCCATATAACATGACTTGTGGTATCAAGGCTGTGTGTCCCTCGGCAGAGTATCTTGGAGTAAATCACTTGCATGACTATGCTCTGCTGTACCGGGATCACACCTTGACTGCAGAGCCCAGAAAAGGACATATTATAGATACTCCTGTATACTCCATATCAGCAAATGAGGAAAAGTGCGTTGATAAGGTTTTCAGCCTTTATTCAGATAAGATGAAAAAATCTGAAGTCACCATACAGGTAAGCATAGAGGGTAAGATCGTAAAGCGCCGTGCTCTGTTATATACGGTTGATCCCTCGGAGCCGATGAGCCTGCCCGAACCTCTCTATCTCAGATTATTAGCGGAGACATTGGCGCATATAGGCATTGAGTTTCTGCCCATATTTGACGCTTATACAGAGACCCGACAACTCATAGACAGCAAAGCCGGTGCATAAAGCACCGGCTTTGTCTACCCACCTTACATCTGTTCCATTTTCTGGATAAAACGCTGGAACTCTTTCTTTGTCGCTTCGTCAGGTGCGTCTTCCATAAGCTCACGAAGCTCATGGATCATACCGCCACCTCTGCTGTCTCTGCTGTATCTGCCCATGCTGTCACGCCTTCTCGCGTAAGAGTAATCATCGTAGTACATAGGCTGTCTGCGGCTGTATCCGCTTTCTTCCTCGTACTCTTCTATGATCTTGCATATATTCTTTGTGGCATGAGAGAGTTTATCGACAACATCAAGAGAGCCTGATGTGAGGTCTCCTTTTTTGCTGTACTCCTTAAGCTTGTCAAGGAGCATTTCTTTCAGTTCGTATAATTCCTTCATGGTCTGTCTCCTATCAAGCAGTTCGCTGTATATCAAGGCTTGCGTATCTTCTTACAAAGATTGAGGGTGTAGGTGTTGTGGCCGCATCGTCTTCCGTTGCATCAACGTAAGCGGCAGACACTGACAGGCAGCATCCGCAGGGTACTGTGATCGTTGCAGACGTGCTGATGTGCCATACATCCTCTACAGCAGCAGGTGTGATGATAGCAATGCTGTCGGGTACTACCACACCATTTATCGTGAGGGCAACAGCTATAGGTGTAACTGCGCCCCCGGTAGGAATGGCGATGTTACCCTGCACTGTCACATCATATCTCGCCGCCTGGTTAGCTCCACTACGCAAATTAACAACCCCTGTTGTAACAGGCACTACACAGCCCTTATTACATGGGATAGATACAACGTTAAACGGAATTGTGCTGTTTAACGCGACATTCTGATCTGTCGATGTAATATACTTTGCCATAGTGTCACCTCTTAGTTAGCGAAACCGCCGTTGCATCCACATCCGCCGTTGCATCCACATCCGCCGTTGT